AAAATATATAATCAAAAGTACACAAAAATATTATACAAATTGGTATCCATATATACACACCTGATTTTGCTTTCCCTTGGGTCCCAGATCAGTAACTGGGCGGAGCTTTTTAAGGCAAAAGCACCAAAACTACATTCTCAAAGTACCATCTTCCAAAATAAAATGGAACATACAGTGCAAAAAGAGTTCTAATGACAAGTAGAATGATTTGTCTCCATTTCACAAAACCACCAGTAATTATAGTAAGGAAAAGAATCCATTGAAAGTTAGGCATTCCAACCTTAAATCTATAACCCTTGGACAAAAGATACCAGAGAATTGGATGCAAGAACAAAAGACTAAAATCAGCAACTTTATGTTCCCACCAAAAATAAGGGTCTTTCCAAGTTCCAATGCAATGATCAGTATAATCATACGTACCAACAAATAAATCACCACAATGCTCATCAAGAACACATAGTACTTCTTCATCCTCTAATTCTTCTCCAAGGTACTTGTGACGCCAATGATTGACGCGTTTGTCATAAGATACTTCAAGAGCAGGACAAAGATGTTCAATGCCACATTTTTGGGCCACAGTGCGAAGTTTTCCACGACGATCTTCAAAAACATCACGACCATAGTAAAACCAATCATGTAAGGAACTTTCAATATTTTTGAGCACTATGCATCTCTAATGTAAGTTCTTTTGGGAGCAAATGCGAATGCAAACGTTTGAAAATGGAATCTTCTGATAAAAGACCAACTTTACATCCCAAGTCCTCGTTATACACACATGAGCGTTTCAAAAAGTCAACATCTTTCTCTTTCATGTAATGAACAGGCTCTGATTCTTTATCAGGCATGGTAAATTTCATATCATGTTCCGCAAGCCAAGCAGCATATGTAATATGAGTAAACTTATCACAATCACTACTAACGGTACCAATGACATCATCTCCATACGTCAAGAAAGAACACTCCTTTTTGAAATCCTTATCAGGATAAATGGTAAAGAAACAACACCGCAACAACAAAGAATTGGCTAAAGAATTGATAATAACAGTGAGATTTTGTCCCGAAGGATTAGTACCGAAAAGTTGAATCAAATCACCATTGTAAGCCATGACTGGATAGACAATTTCATGAACCATCATCTTCATAAGATGAATGTCATCTTCCGTATATCCATCACATTTTTCTGCAATATCAATTAAAATATCAAAAGCAGCAATGGTAACTTGAGCAGGCATTCGGACATCATATTTGCTATAATCACCAGCCAAAACACGATCTCTACCTTTGCTCATTGCAGATTCCCAAAGTTCTTCCCATTCAAGCCCTTCTGCATTAACACCAACAGCACATTCATA